CATGAACTCCAGCCCCAGCGCCTCGATCGCCATGGCGGTGATCGTGGTCTTGCCGGTCCCTGCATAGCCGAAGAGGCGGAAGATCTGCTGCTCGTGCCGGCGCGTCCCGTACCAGTCGCGGATGGCGGCGATGGCGCGGCCCTGGGCTTCGGAGAGGGTGATGGTCATGCGCGGTCCTCCCAGCAGCGGGTTGCGAACGGGCAGAACCGGCAGAGAAAGAAGTCGGGACTGGTCGCGATGCGGGGCAGCAGATCGCCCGCGTCGGCGGCGCGCAGCACGTCGACCGCCTTGTCCGACAGCGCCTGCGCGGCGGCCGGATCGAACGGCACATGCTCGTGATAGAGTTCGCAGCTGTCCTTGTTCAGAGCGGTGAAGAGCGCGGACCCGAGGCCCATGTAGGCCATGTAGATCTGCATCTGCCCGAAATACACCGGCTTGGAGAGCTGCACGCCCTTCTTCGCGGTGTCCGACCAGGAGGACGCCTTGAGCGCCTTGTGCTCCCAGAGGACGGGCCAGGCGAGCCCCACCTCCGGGCCGCCGACGATCACGCCGTCCACATGGCCCCGGATGCGGCCGCCCGCGGTCTCGAAGCCGAACTGGCCACCGTCGCGCTTCTCGGTGCGCAGGTCGAACCGGGCCAGCCGCAGCCAGCGGATGGCGAGATCCTCGAAGACATGGCCGGCGGCGAAGATGCGCAGGCTCCGCCCCTCCATCTGCTTGCCGGGATCGGGCGGCGTGTGGGTGACCTCGTAGACCAGCCGCCGCGCGCAAGGCTCGCCGATGCGGCTGGCGCCGAGATAGTCGCGGGGCCGCTGGCCGTCGCGCTCGGCCACGAGTGCCTCATCGAGCAGCGTGTTGATCCGGGCGCCCAGTGGCGGCAGCACGTCCGCGGTGCGGCCGTAGACGAAGCCCGAGCGGTGATTGAGGTCGACCAGCATCTTCACCCCCTCAGAACGGCACGTCGCCGGCGTCGGACTGGCGCTGCATGGACGCCCGAAAGCCGTCGATGCAGGCCTCAATCACGCGGTCGATGTCCGCGGCCGGGCGGTCGAAGAAGGGCTCCATCAGCCCCATCTCCGTCAGCGCCTCGGCCAACTCGCGGCGCGCCTCGCGGATCGCGCGGGTCTCCATGTCGGTCTTGTCGATCATGCCGTGGTTCCTCCTGGCGTTGGCCGAGCCCGCCGAGAGGCAGGCCATGGAGCAGAAGCGGTGATGGGGATGGCGATCCCACCGCAGCCCGTGGCAGTAGCCGAAGCCCCGGGCCTCCCGGCCGCAGAGCGCGCAGGGCACGCGGCGGCCGAGTTCGGCGCGGGTCAGCCCATCAGGAGCAGGTCGAGGCGTTCGCGCTCCTCCTCGTCCGGCGCGGCGGTTCGGCGCTCGGAGGCCAGCACGATGAAGCGGCTGATGGCGCTCACAGCCATGCTTTCCAGATCGCGCCGGGTGAGGCTGGCGATGGGACGGTCGAGCCGCCCGCGCGCCTCGAGCCAGCGTCCCATCGCCAGTGCCGCCTCCGCGGTGACATGCGCCTGCCATTCGTCCGGGCTCACGGGTTCAGCCAGGCCGGGCCGTTGCCGGGTTTGGCGGCGGGCGGCGTTTGGGTGGCGGGTTGGGCGGGAGCCGTTGGCGCACCCCAGGCAGGCGCCGCGGGCGCCGAGGCCGCCTGTGGCTGGCCCCAGGCCGGGGTCGCGGGCTGCGCCGCTGCGGCGGCGGGCCGGGGCTTATTCGATGGCTGCGCCGGCACCGGCTCGCCGGCCATCACCTTCTGCCACTCGGGCGCGGTGGGCAGCACGACATGGTCGAGCTTGTTGGCGTCCTTGTAGGCGGGGTTGCGGCTCGGCTCGATCTGGATCTTGGCCACGAAGCTGATGCCGTCGAGATCGGCGAGCCCGCGCAGCACCCGCTTGGCCTTCGCCGCCTCGCTCATGTCCTCGGGGTTCAGCCCCAGTGCGCTGTCGATCATCGCGCGGAAAGTCGATTTCGAGATCTTCCAGCCGATCGACTGGCCCTGCTCGTCGAGCTTGCCGCCCTGCACGGTGAAGTTCTGCCAGAACTTGCGCCGGGCATGCGGGCCCTCGGCGACGGTGAACTCGGCATCGAGCATCAGCACGTCGCTGCCGGGCTGGTTCGAGGCCTTGAGCAGCCCGCGATCCACGTCGCTCGAGCCGTCGGTGCCGCCCTTGCGCAGCGTCATCACCAGTTTGGCGAAGGTGCCGTCGGGGATCAGGTCGCCGGACTGCTGCGGCTCCACGTCGTTCATGTCGAAGGTCATGTCGTCATCCTTTCCGGGGTTGGTTGATCTTGGTGAGGAGCGCGCCGAGATCGGGCGGCTCGGTCAGGTCGAGACGGCCAGAGCGGTCCTTGGCCGGCAGGCCGAACGGATTGCCGGACTGGCAGACGAGGCGGCGCGCGTTGCCCTTGTCGGGATCGTGCCGCCAGGTCGGGGGCGCATCGGGGCCCGCGCCGGGATCCTGCGTGAACAGGCTCATCGTCAGCACCTGATCGACGATGCCGGGGAGCTCGCGGGCGACCTTTCCGCCGTCCATCTGCGGCTGCCAGGTCACCCGGTTCATGTCGTCGACGACCTTCTCGAGGATGCCGACGAAGATGACCGTGCGCCCCGGCGCATGCTGAAGATGCTTCAGAAGACCGATGACCTCGCGCGCCAGCAGGCCATAGGCGCCGCGCGTGTCCGGTTTGCCGGTGCGTTCCGACAGCGCCTCGGGCCGGGTCTTGGCCCATGCCATGGCCTGGCGCGTCAGGTCGGTAATGCTGTCGACGAAGATGATGCGCTTGGTGTCGATCTTCTCGGCCAGCTCGGGATGCTGCGCCCGCAGATGCGCATGGTGCGCCTCCGAGAAATGCTCCTCGGGCTGGGCGGCCGGGTTTGCGCCGCCGATCAGGCAGGCGATGTCGACCGCGTCGGAAAAGCGGCGGATCGGGATGCTGTCGCCCGGCCAGTCCTGGACGGACTTGAGACCCGCCTCCAGATCGATGCAGAGTGTCTCGGCGGGCGGCAGGGTTTTCAGGAGCGTGGTCTTGCCAGCGCCGCTCGGCCCGAACAGCGCCATCGTGGTCTTGCCCTGCGCCTCGCGGAACCGGTCGTCGGCGGAGATGATGCGCAGGCTCATTGATCGCCCCCCTGCGGGACGATCTCGATCTTCAGCGTGCCGGGCCTAACGGTGCGCGCGGGCTCGAAACCGGCGCGGATGGCATCGGGCCAGGCGGCATACTTGCGCTCGGGCACCTTGAACGCGATGTCGACATACCGCGCAGGGTCGTCGCCCGAGGCGCGGATGCGCTCGACGAATTCGCCGAGCCGATCCTGATCCCAATCCACCCGCTTTGGCAGATCTGTGACCACGGTGAAATCGCCGTCGTCGAACCGGATCGTGCCGGTGTCCTTGCCTGCCGCCTGCCGCTCCTCGGCGGCGCGGGTGGCGTAGCGGACCGTCAGCGCGCCATCGAGGCGAGCCTTCGCGGCCTTGTCACGCTTAAGGCGCTCATCGACGTCGCGCTGCAGGATGGCCAGCAACTCTACGGGCAGCTGCGCGATATCTTGCAAGCCGAGGCCCGGCAGGTCGTCGACGGTGGGGGTGTTCGCGGGGAACGGCATGTAAGGGTCTCCATGATCGGCAAAGAGGGATTGGAAGGCGGTCATCACGCGGCAGACCGACCACTCGAACCGGTGGCTTGGTCGGGCGGCCCCTGCTCGGCGAGCAGCAGCGCGGACAGAGAGATGGCTGCGGCCTTCGGCTTGGGGCGGGCGACGGCGATGTAGGCGAACTGATCGGGGCCGGTGCGTTCCTGCACCAGATGCACGAGACCCTGTTCGGCGGTCCATAAGGCGCGCGACCCGAGCCGGGCCAGTTCTGCGCGCTCCTGATCCGGCAACCGGGAGAACATCGGGAAGATGTCGAGAACCAGAAAGCCGCGATGATATTCCAGCCGATCGCCCGGCACGGCCTGCGCCACCCAGGCGCAGAACTCGATCTCGGTGAGCGGTCGGCGGGCGCGGACCGTGATGAAAGGGGTGGTGCCCATGAACATGATCTCCTCCTTTCGCCTCTACTCAGGCCGCCGCTAGGTCGT